GAAAATTCAGGTGGAACACCAACAGTTGATTTAGGCTCAACAGGTAACACAATAACTCAGGCAACACAGGGTATGACATTTGCTAGACATACATCTTCTAGTTCACAATTTTTATCAGGTTTATTAGATGAGTGTTCAATATTTGATACAGCATTAACTCCTGCTGAAATAAGTGAATATTGGAATAATGGTACTCCTACTGATTTAAGTGGAGAAAGTAATCTATTAGGATATTGGAGAAATGGAGATACAGCAGGAGCATCAGTTTTCCCTACAATAGAAGATTTCAGTTCAAACAGTAATAATGGAACTATGACAAACATGGTTAGTGGAGATATAGTAACAGACGTACCTTAAAAGAAAATAAAATGATATATGTAATTTATAATATGAAAAATGTAGCAATTATTGATTTTTCTCAAGTAGGAGAAACAAGTCAAGATACTTTAAGATTGTCTTTAGATGAAACTAAAACAGTATTGAAATTTAAAGGTAAAACTCCTCGTTTTTTAGTAGGTTTGAAACAATACAATCACAAAGATATATTAGCAATAATGCACTCTAGCGATTGGACAAAAGGAAAAATATAATAATAAATAATATAATATGGCAACAACAGTAATAGCAGAAGATTTAACAGTAACAATAACAGAGCAATATACTCTTAATGGTGTTAGTTATGGTAATACAATGAATAAAACATTTACAAGTAACGGAGAGGTTTATCAGAGAGTAATGACTATTGCATCAGATGCAGGTAGGTCATCTTGGACAAATATAATAAACTTTGGTGCAGCAGATGAAGCAGGTGTAGCAGATATAACCAATTATAAATACTTTAGAATTAAGAATTTAGATGATACTAACTTCTTAGAATTAAGAGTTACAGGTACTGCAGATTCTTTCTTTGTTAAAATAAAAGCAGGCGAAACTTTCTTATTAATGGATAACGAGATTGATGCAGCAGCAAGCACTACTACTATAGGAACTCTTACAGATATAACTCAAATCGGTGCTAATGCAAATACAGATGCGATTGACATTGAGTTTATTGTAGTAACAGCGTAGTATGGCTAAAACTTATAATGATTACCCACAAGCAGCAACTAACAATGCTAAGAGGGCTATAAAGTATAAAGAGGAAAATGGTAGTGATTGTGGAACTCAAGTCGGATGGACTAGAGCAAGACAATTAGCCAACAGAGATAGTTTAAGTAGAGATACTATTGCTCGTATGGCTTCCTTTAAAAGACATCAGCAACATAAAGATGTTCCTTATGATGAAGGATGTGGAGGTATTATGTGGGATGCTTGGGGAGGAGATGCAGGTGTAAATTGGGCTATAAAAAAGTTAGAACAAATTGACTCTGAAAATAAAATTAAAGAAGATTTTGAAAGTTTTTTTGAAGATATTATCAAATCTATTAAAGAAAACAAATAAAATGGAATTAAAATACTTTAAAAGAAGTGAGTTTAATTGCAAATGTGGTTGTAATACAAACTACATTGATAGTAATTTCTTAGAGATGATGGATAAAGCAAGAAGAATTGCAGGTGTACCATTTAAGGTAAACTCTGGTTTTAGATGTGAAAAACATCCATTATCTAAGAAAAATCCAACCTCATCTCATATAAAAGGTATTGCTGCTGATATACATTTTACTGATGGTAAAAACTTAGCACTAATAATGGGAGGTATGGGAGGTGCAGGGTTTGAAAGATTTGGTATAGATTTTAAAAACAAATTTATACATACTGATTGTGATGAGTACAAAAAAAACCCTTGTATTTGGGGTTACTAAACAGAATATTAACTAATTAAATATATATTATGAATTTTATTACAGAAAATTGGCTAGAATTATTGGTTGGAATAATGGCTTTTGCGAAAGTTGTTACTAATTTAACTCCAACTGAAAAAGACAACAAAATCTTTGGATGGCTAGATACTATCATTGATGCTATTGTTCCTAAGTACAACAAGAAGAAATAATGATACAGAAATGGATAGGGTCTATGCTAATGAAGGGAGGTATAGCGCCAATAACAGAATTATTAAAAGCAGTAAAAGAACTTTTTACAGACACTAAAGGTAAGTGGAGTAGCAAAAGAACCATTAGTGGAGTGATAGTTCTTGCTGCTAGTCTATACATTGAGAAAAATGGTATTGATACTAATGCTTTGATACTTACAGGATTAGGTGTTTTACCATTATGCTTCTCGGTATTTGAAAAAAATAAATGTAATTGTACTGATAATTGTAAAAAATAATTATCTTTGCATAACACAGGTAGGGTTGTGCCTATCTTTGTTTTCATTGTTTATAGTTTTCAAGAGTGGGATGTTTAAAAACATCTCACTTTTGATTTATATAAGCATTTTTTTTTGTATAATTGCATCATAACCAATACATAAAACTATGAAGAAATATGGTAAAAGACTTAGACTATCTAAAGAAGAAGTTGAGATGGTTTATGAAAACAGAGCAGAAAGCACAACAAACATTAATGGTAATACAGCATTAGATATACATCTTTCGGAAAGAGGTATAAAGAAAGATGATGTTGTAAGTGTCAAACATTGGCAATCTGCTAGTGGTGAGTACAGATTTAGCATTGTAACTAAAGAAGATATAAGTGCTAATGAAAATGATATGCTAGATAAGATTAGTGGATTCATTGAAAATCATTCACCTTATTACCCTTCAGTAAAAAGAGATAACAAAGATGCTAATCACCTATTAGTAATAAATCCTGCAGACATACATATAGGTAAATATGCTAATGGAGTTGAAACTGGTGATGGGTATGATGTAGAAACTGCCTGTATGCGTGTTTTAGAGGGCTTAGAAGGACTTATATATAAGGCTGATGGCTTTGAGGTAGAAAGGATATTATTTTGCATAGGTAATGATGTTCTACATATTGATAATGTATATAATCAAACTACAGCAGGTACAGGTCAAGATGTAGATGGTAAGTGGTGGGAACATTTTGAGGTTGCATTAGCATTATATGTTAAGTGTATAGAAATATTAAGAGAGGTAGCACCTGTAGATGTTGTTCATTCAATGTCTAATCACGATTACCAAAGTGGATTTCATTTGGCACACGCATTAAAGAGTTGGTTTAGAAACGACAGAGATATTACTTTTGATATTAGTGTAGCACATAGAAAGTATTATAAGTATGGCAAGAACTTAATTGGCTTAGAGCATGGAGATGGTGCTAAGATGGCAAACTTACCTTTAATGATGGCTCAGGAGAAACCAGTAATGTGGAGTGAAACTAAATATAGATATTGGTATCTACATCATTTACATCACAAAGTTAAACATAAGTGGCTAGATGCTAAAGACTTTATAGGAGTTACTGTAGAGTATATGCGTAGTCCATCAGGAACTGATAGTTGGCACTCAAGAAAAGGATATGTTGGAGTTCCTAAAGCAGTTGAAGGATTTTTGCACGAAAAAACAAGTGGACAAGTGGCTCGTTTAGTGCATTACTTTTAATGTTTTATAATGAAAATAAAAGATTCAACTAAACTATCTTTGTTCTATATTCTATTAATTATAATAGTTTTATTCTTCTCAATATAATAGTTTTAACCTAGTAGGCAAACATTTATCTAAAAATTGTTAAAAATCTTTTGGTAGGTAATTCCAATTTTATATCTTTGCCTCAATTAATAACTAAAACAATAAACAATTATGAGTATAGCAGACAGAATTTTTGAAGATGGCATGATGGCAAATGAGAACAGTAGGACTGATTTAAACTTTGGAGGTATTCCACAATGTGATGATGAACAATACTGTTACAACAAGACAGAAGATAAATTTGAAACTATTAACGAAAGAAACGAAAAAATGGGAAGAATGAAAGAAGAATTTATGAGTATAAGAGAGCAAGAGGATGCAGAAAATGAATATAACTCTTATATGTCAGAAAGACCTGAAGAACAAGAACAATTAAAACCGAGTATTAATAAATTAAATAATAAAAAAATGACAAAAAAAACAATGCAAGAAAAACTGAAGAAACAACCAGAGCCAGTTCAAGAAACAAGAAAAGAAGTTTTAACAAGACTTTATAAAGAGAATGGGTTGGTAAGAGAGGATGTGTATAAAGACAAAAGAGGATTCTCTACAATAACTAGAAGTGGTGTGGATAAAATTGCTGCTAAAAATGGAATAACTATAGGTTATGAAGTTATACTTTTAGATGTAGAAAAAGGAGAGTGTGTTCTTAAAGCAGCAGCGACTATGAAGGTTGGTAATGAAGTTAGAAATGTAATGGATTTTGGAGAGGCGAGTGTTTCCAATAATCTAACAGGAGGTGGTAAGAAGTGGTTAGTTTCTATGGCTAAAAAAAGAGCAATGGGTAGAGTTGTTTTAACTTTAGCAGGATTTTACGAGCAAGGGATGTATAGTAAAGATGAGATGGCATTTGAGATGGATGAGTAATTATGATTGGATAGATGAAGCACTTGATGGTAAGCCTAGTGGTATTACAGATACCCAATGGCTTATCATTGAGAGTAACATTGACCAAACATCCTTTACAGAAAGAATGAAATCTGATATTCTAAGCAGGGTAAATGATTTAACAGAACTAGAAGCAGAAGAAATAATAACTAAAATATATGAAAACAGATATGAAAAAGACACAAGAAAACAATGGGAAAAAATGTGCAAAGATGGAGTATTTGGACATAGAGATTTTTAATCACTTTTTAAAAGCCTACACTTATATTATATGGAACAAGAAACACCTTTTAGGTGAGATTGTTGAAGATGATATATTGAAACTGCTAGATAAAGTTCAACTTATAGATTTTTATCATTTTGATAAAACTAAATTTAAGGTTGAGAAATCTAAGGTTGAAAAATACATAAAGAGAGATGACAAATAAATATACATTAGTACAAATCAGAGAATCCAGAAATGAGTTTGAGGCTCTATTAAGAATATATGGTGTATCTAATTTAAAACTTTGTAAGATACTTGGAGTTAATTATGCTACAAGTAGAAAGTTTATAGAGAATCCACCATCACTTAGATTCATTCACGCTAAGACATTAGCAGACTTTATTGGATTAAAAACACAAGACATAGTTGATACAATAATGTACGACTTAAATTAAAATTATAAAAAATGAGAAGAAGAAGATTAAAATTTAGTGATTACTACCACAATGTAATTACAAAAGAATTAGCAGATATTTATAACATTAAACAGAAAGAAATGTTTTTGGGTAGTAGAAAGAAAAACATTATATTTGCTAAAAGGATGTATATCTATATATTAAGAGAGATGTTTGGATTAACTCTTAATGAGATAGGTAGAGTAACAAACCTACATCATGCGTCTATTATACATCATACAAGAAAGTTTGAGTTCTTTTACAATAACTATCCAGAAGATTCTGATGCTTTTAAAAGAGTAGAAGATAGGGTTATTGAAGTTGAGGTGGATGAAGAAATATTAGGACTTGAAACTCAATTAGAATATATCAATGAATCATTAACTAAATTATATAAAATTAAAAAATCAAAAAATGACAGACAAAAAAGAGAAGGTTTACTTACCAAGTAGTATCAAAAATATTGATACGAAGTATGGTACAATGATGGTTGCTAACTTCAAGATGGATGAACTACAAGCAAACTCAAAGAATGGTTGGGTTTCTATGGTGATTTCAGAAAGGAGAGAACCATCTGAGAAAGGTGCAACTCATTATGCTTATGTAAATACTTATGAGCCACCAGCAGATAAAAAAACTTCACCTAAAAAAGTTAAAGCAACAACAGGTGATGATGACTTACCATTCTAATGATTAAATGGAAAAAAACAACTTATCCTAGCACTTTCATCAAACTATCTGATGAACTTGCTAAGGTAAGGAGTATGTTATCTGCTGACGTTTATAATAAAAACACAGAAAAATATAGAGGTAAGCAAGAACATTCTATCTCTCAATTAGGAATATTTGCAGAACTTATTGCAAGACATCTAATGGAGAACAACAATGGTATTAAATATAAGGCAGCATTATTTCTTGAGGAAAGACCAGTTGTTGAGGCTGATTTAATTATGCAAGGTATTGGTGAGATACATTATATTGATGTTAAGGGTGTAAGAAGTGGTGGTAATACGCTTAGAGTTAATTTTAAAGCCCATAACAACCCTAAAAAGAAAATTACGCACTATCTGTTCATACAGCCATTGAACTCCTTATACGCAAGATTTTGTTGGTTTACTCACGAACAGGTAAGTGAATGGACTGTAGTGATGTCTACCTATACTGAGTGCTATGAACTAGAAATACCAAAAAATAACTAAAACTAAAAACAATGAAACAACAACCAAACTACTATGCTATAATAAGTGCTGAGGTTAGATATGATAAGAATCTAACTGCAAATGCTAAATTATTGTATGCTGAAATAACTGCACTACTTAACATTAATGGTGAGTGCTTTGCTACAAATAAATACTTCTCCAACCTTTATAGTAAGAGTACTGTTACTATTTCTAAATGGGTTAGTGAATTAGTTGCAAATGGCTATGTATCAACATATTACACTTACAAAGGAGGTACTAAAGAAATTGATAGGAGGTATATAAGAATTCTTAAAGGGGGTATTAAAGAAAACTTAAAGAGGGGTATTAAAGAAAACTTTAAAGATAGTATTAGTTTATCTAAAGATAAACATATTAATAATAAAGGGGATTCTTTTAAAAAACCAACTGTTGAGGAGGTACATCAATATTGTAATGAAAGAAAAAATAAAGTATGTGCAGATGCCTTTATTGATTTTTATGAAAGCAAAGATTGGATGGTTGGAAGCAATAAGATGAAAAATTGGAAGGCTTGTGTTAGAACTTGGGAAAAA